CCCAATTCGCACTACTTTGTTCTGATACTTTTAAATCATATGGTGGGAACCACATAACACGACCACCATTATTTCCTCTTTCACAATATGGTAAATCTGAAACTGTAAAACCAGATAATGTTGATGTCTTCCATGCTAAATTTTCTAAAGATAACATATATTTTTTAGCATAAAACCCTTCCCCTCCGTATGGGTCTTTACCTTGTTCACTTCTAAAAATATTACTTGAACCAACAAAACTTTTGTTTCCGTTGGACATAGGTGCAATATTCAAGTTCCATGTGTTTGATAATACACTACCGTCAAATTTTCTAATATTCGTTCTTCTATATGGCTTTTCTGTTTTTTTATAATATGGGGTGTCTATAGTTTCTTTATAATATGGTGCAGTGTCTCTTAATGTTAAGTATGGTCTATCTTTAGTCCAAACTCTTGCGTATTCAATGCCAATATCTCTACCCGAATTATCCATATATTTTACTGCAGAACCTCTTGATATTAACGTATCACCATCTTTAAAGTATTTTGATGTTTGATTTAAAATGTGTCCGATATGTGATAAAGCCTCTCCACCATTATTTGGTTTTGAGTTTAACATATCTTGTGTTAAAAAAAGAATTGAGTCCTCTCTAAAATCATAACTTGTTGATAAAGTTCCTGCAATTCTTGTCTCATCTAAGTTTCCCGTTTTTCTATTGGAACTAATCCATGTTAAATTTCCACTTGTTTTTCCTTGATTATTATATGACCTATCTGTATGAAATAATTGTGTTGCAATTGGGTCAAATAATAATGATAAATAATAACTACTTCTAACCTTTCTACCACTAAATAAATCTGATGTTGTTAATTTAACATCATTAGATCTGTCATCTCCGATATATGCTGTAGAATCAGGTGCTTCAACACCTAATAAGTTTTTAATTCCCTGAGCAATCTGGTTTGGAAAGTTAAATAATCTTGATGATTGTTGTGACCTTGCAGTCGTGGTGTAATTCGGTGCATATTTTGAGTAGGATAATAAATCAAAGAGTCTATTCTTTGAAGAATCTCCCATATATTGAATTAATAAATCCGATGGTTTTGCCGTTGGTAAAGGTCTTCTTCTAATTCCAACAATACTTCCTAACGTACCTGTTAGGTCCTGCCATATTCTTGTACCTTCATTAACGTTTGTAGGTCTTGTATTAACAGGATTTCTTGGATTGGTAAGATAGTCACCAGGTATCTCAGACCACGGGAATTGGGTTCCTGCAACCGTTTGTAAGAAATCTATTCCCTTACCTAAAAGAGAATTAGCCACAGTGATTTTATTGTTACCCTCAACTAAAGGTTCTTTACCTCTTAATATATTAGTAAGTGTTGTTGTATTACCACCTAAAGCGTCAAATATTCTACCTTTGGCTGTGGTGGCGGTAAATAAATTTTGTTGTATTCTTGCTAAAACAGGACCTTGACTATTTGTTCTAATATGATTAGCTGCAAATTTGAATAGTTCAGATTCACCATCATAATTATTGGTCGCCATTATACCAATTAAATTATCGTTTGTTTTTGTAAAATAAGGGTATAATGTTAGATTTGCTCTTCTTGGTAAATCAATTAAAGATTCTTTTATAAAATATTCGTTTGGTTTGAATATATTAACTCTTTGTATGTTTTCTAAGTCAGTTTTTCTATTTGCATCAACATCAGGTTGATTAATATTAGAGGAATCGTTTAAATTTTGAATACTATACTGATCACTGGTGAAAGTTTTGGGAGATGGACTACTACCATAAACAGGGTCCAACGTTCTCTTCAACACTTCATCCCTTAACCTTTTTGTTGAATCAAAATTTAAATAACTTGGCATTATATTCTTTTATTATAAATAGGGTATTAATGAAAAATTGGAGAGTTACGCCATTGTTGATAAGTAGTCATTTTTGTTAGGTATAAAAATACCTCTGTAATTACCTGAATTTCTTATAATTTCTCTAGCCAAAGAGTCTCCATTTGTGTCGGCCTTAATTGTAATTTCGTTAATTACTTTATTAATTGTTGGGGAGGTTGTTTGAGTACTTGGTTTGTTAGTTTCAATCTTTTTAAGTTGTTCTTGTAAAGACACCTTTTGTTTTTCAAATTCCTCTTTAAATCCAGACATTCCACCGATAGAAAATGATTCTTGTAATTTACCTCTTACACCTTCGGTTAATTGATTTATTTGTTCTCTATCTAAATTTTTAGTTTTACTAGTCTCTTTAATGAAATTATATAGTTCCTTAGTTTCTCTATCTAAATTAAAATTTTCAGCCTCCTTAGCACCAGCAGCAGTAATCTCTCTTAATTGACCTTTAGCCCATCGTTGTAATAATAAATTAATATTTTTAATTTCGGTGAATTGGTCTTTAGCAATATCCGCTGGTGACATCTCTTCAAAAGCCTTTTTATTGGCCTTTAACACATCAATTTGTGATTTACTTAAATCTGACAACGCAACTTGTGATTGTCCTTGGAATTCTTGTTGTAAAGTTTTTGGTATTTCAATAACCATTTTACCTCCATCCATTTTGGATAGATTAGTTATAAACTCTCTATCTTCTTTCTTTAAATCAAACGATTTACTCGCCAAATCTGCGCCAGCCGAAATTCTTTCTTGAGCAGCGATTGCCCCTCTTGCGAATTCTTTATAATCAATACCTAATTGAGCAGCCATTTCACGAGCTCTTCTTAAATTAACACCCACTAATTCAAATCTACCTTGTTCTGAATTATATGTTGCTAAACTACTTGCAGCACCAATTAATGCGTCTTGTAATCCTTCCACATTATTCGTCGCCATATACATCAACTTAAGTGGGTCATTAAAATCACCAATTGCACCACCCAATACTTGTAAGTTTGCCGTTAAATCAATTGCACCTTCAGGACTCATAACTTTTTCTGCAATCTTATACACTTGGTCCATGTTCATTCTAAATTCTTGAGCCTTTCTTGACATTTCAGCTAAACCTTGAATACCTTTTGAAAAACCATATTCATTTAATTTTTCTATATTATTTCTAATGTCGGTTACGGTAGTTTTAGCACGTAAACCTAATTCTAATGAACCCTTACCGGCTTTATCTATTGAGTCCATAGCACTTCTTGCACCTAAACCTACCCTCTCAAATTCATTAAATAAGGTACCCATTTCTTCTAAACTACCAACAAATGCACGTGCGGTTGAATAAGACCTTTCTATTGTTTCTTGTGATATGAGGTTAAATCTACCAGACCCCTCCATCATATTATTCACAAGTCCTGTAATATTCTCAATACCATATCCAAACTCAATAGCTGCGGGATATGCATCTAAAATTTCATTTCTTAAACCTTTTGATAATTCACCGGCGATTCCAATTTTTTCATTGATGTCGGTTCTTAACTGTGATTCAATTGCAATTTGTTCTACAATATCTCCACCAATTTCTTTTAATAATTGGATAGGTGAAAAACTTTTCAAAGCATTCACATATGGTTTTGGGTCAATTAATTCCCCAACATTAACTTCACTAATTTTTGATTGACTTTGTAATGCACCTAAAACATCCACACTATTATTAAAATCTCTTGGTGTTTTTGGTGTTGTTGTTTGACTTGGTTTATTATTAGCTGAAGAAAAGGCCTTGGTACCATTAATTACATCATCTTCTGATAAATCACTAACTTTAACGCCTCTTTCCTTAGCAACTTGTTTCCAAAATTCATTTACGTTATTACTATATTTTTTTGCTAATCTTTCAAACATTCTTATAAATATCCATCCTAACCTTTTTCTAACTCAATTAGATAGTTAATGAAGTATCTTCTTTCAAAGATTGGCATTTTTAATAAATCACCATATGAGAATCCTTTTTTAATAAGATACATGAACTCCTCATACTGAGTTTTTTTATATTCCGTAGAAAGGACGAAAAAACTCAACCCCGAACCCAATATTTACTTGGATCTCATCTCCTGATGGGGTAGTTACTGTTTGGGTTAAATCTAACCCTGGTTTATTATCTTTTACAAATTTTCTAAAATCTTGGGAATCTTTAATTGGCATTTTTTCAATGAAATTTCTAATTTGCATCGGGTCTTTATTACCATTAATTGAACGAATCATAAATTCAAGTTGTTTCGTCATAATAGGCGCAACACCTACTCCGTTCCAACTCTCTCTAATTTTTTCAATTTCTTCTTCTTGTTTTTTTGTTAAAAACTTAAATGTTACCGTATGATTACTTTTTTCTAAATGATATGAATATTCACCATTTTCATTTTCTGATAACATAAAATCCTTAATTTTTAAGGTTGATAAATCAATTGAAAATGTAAATTCTTTATCTGTTTTTGGGTCAGTTGTGGACATATTATAATCCGAACCAAATGCGGTGTTTCTTAAAAATATTAAAATTGCTTGTTTATCTTCTTCAACTATATCTTCAACAGATAAATCTTTATCTAATATTTTTCTTTTTAATAATTCAGTAACAACTGAGTTTGTTGAATTTAAATTAGGCGACGCTAAAATGTTCTCATCTGAAGCGGTTAGATATGCCACTTTTAATGATTTTTTCTTGTTTTCATAATGAATACCTCTACTAGGTAATTCTATTACATCATACGCTATTGTTGGGTCTATTCTATTTTCTTCCATAATATTCAATTTAATTAATAACTAGTAGAAAGTAAAGTTTTACAAAACAAAAAACCGATAATCTTTTGAACTATCGGTTTAATATATGAAAAAAATATAATATTAGTAAATCAAGATACATCTATCCATTCTCAATGAACAAGCAATATTTGCCAAATCATCTCTTGAATAATCCAATTCACCAAAGTTTAAATCTGTTAAGAAACAACCTTCTAATAGCCATTTCTCAACAACAACTCCTGTTGGGTCTAACATCTCCAAATCAATGTCTTTTTTATAACCGGCAGCGTATCCCATACGACCTGTTACTGATTCAGCATGTAAACGGAACCATTCCATTAAAGCTTGAGAAGCTGAAGGACCGATTGGGTCTCTAAAGTTTACCTTCATCTCATTCCATTCAAATCTACCTGCAACATATGTTGAAGTATTCAAAAAAGGAATTGCTACTGAGTTAATTTTAGCACTAGGTCTTTGAGAAGATGTTACATACCATTCGTTAATACCCAAAGTAGATGGGAATCTTACGATAAATCGGTTGACTCTTTTTGGTTCATATGGAGTCGGCATTTTCATTAATAAATCGGCCATGTTGTATTTGTTAAGTTTTTAAGTTATTTTTACTTTCTTATAAATATATCCAAAAGGAAAATAATTTTTTTATGGATTAATTATATAGAAAGCTTGATTTTGTCAATTATTTTTCGTAGTTTTTTACAGGCTCCAGTATTCTAGTACCAGTTTAAATACTTCTTTATTAACTATTATAAATACTAGTATATCTAGTTCCAGTATACTGGATAATGTATAATTTAATATATTTTATACAGTGTTCCACGTGGAGCATTAAAAAAGGGAGTCTCACGACCCCCTTTCTATTTTTATATCTCCTTTTATATTAGATATTTTCAAATGATGCTCCTGTTGGAGTAATAATGAATTCTAAATCAATAAATTCAAGAGAACGAGTTGGTTTGATATAAATCTTACCTCTCAATGTGTTAGCATCAATATCTTCTGGATCATTTGATACTGTTACACGGAACTCATATAAACCTCTTTCTTTCTTGATATTTTCCAAAATTGGGTTAACCAATCTTAAGAATTCGTTTCTTACCTGTTCGTCATTTTGTTCAAATAACAATCTTACAGAAACTGCAGAAATTAACTTTCTTGCTCTTAATAACAATCTTCTTACGTTGATTCTATCTAAAGCAGATTCTCTAACTTGTAACGTTTTGTTACCCCAAATGATTGTACCTGTATCAGAGAATGTTGCAATTGGGTTAATTCTGTTCTTATATAATTCATCTCTTTCATCTAAAGTTAATTTTTTAGACGCTTTGATTGCGTTTACTAAACCTCTTGAGAAACCCGCAACTGCGAACCAAGGGAAAGAAACGTTGTCAGTTAATGCAATGTTCTTTAATACTTCACCTGTTGGTGGAATATAAAGTTGAGTTGCATTATCTGTGTCTCTTACTTGAATCCAAGGCCAATATGTTGCCGAGTAGTTAGAATCAATAGATGCGTCATCTAAGATACCTATTACTTGGTCAGCGGCAGTTGTACCTGTGATATTTGGTGAATTCATGATATACAACGAATCTGCTCTATCATTTTCAACCATATCAATTGCTTGAGTAGTTAATGAAGAATGATCTTGGAAGTTAATACCTGGTGTTGCAAACACGTTAATATCAATAGCTTCAGGATTTGCAAATGTTTCAATACCTTGTAAATAAGAATAGTAATCTGAATTACCTAAGTCGTCATTAAAGACACCTCCATTAACTTCTTTACCACTTGTGTATGTACTTTTACCATAAATGTATCCATCACCATTTGTTCTTGTTTGTCTGTAAATATCCCAACCATCACGACCACCAAAAACCATAAATGTAAATTTACGATAATTGATTGATGTTAGTTTATTATCAACCCCAGATTGACCTTCCAAATCGTATGGTGTTGTCATAAACATTTTTTCTGTTGGAGTTGCACCTGATATATTAGATGCATTTAGTGATAAGTGGAAACCATATGTTTCATCAACTCCACCTGTACCTTTATATTTCAATAAGTCTCTATCAAATCCAACTTGTGAAGATACACCTAACATTACTTTTCTAACCTTATCTCCAGATTCTACTACTTCTGTACCGTCTGCTGCGTATTTTACAATATCACCAGCGTCGTGGTATTGTGTTTTATACATAATACCTCCGTATGTTGTACCTGTTAATGAACTAATTCTATTACAAGCAAAACCTTTAAAACCAGCGGGAAATGCATCAACAGGGTGATTTTCCACCATTGACAACATGATATATTTTGAACGTAATTCATATTCACCATCTGAAGTACCTACTTTTCTTGCGATGTAACCAGGTAAATCAGGATTCATTGAACATCTTGAGAACTTTTCAAGTACGATTTGATTATCGTCAGAATCGTTAAAATCACGTACTAATAAGTCAAATTCCGCAGTATCTAAATTAATATTTTGAACTGTAATTTTAACTTGGAAGTTAGCTGATTCACCATCAGAAATTGTAATAACTTGGAATAAATCAGATACATTACCTCCACGATATTCCGAAACGACCATTGGAGAAATTGTTGTATCCCATTGACCTAAGAAATTATCACCTTCGGTTGTTGTAACAAAATCCATAGATAAACCTCTAACTACTCCACTTTCAAATGAAGATTTTAATAAATTTGAATATATTTCGTGTACATATAATGGAAAATCTGAATAATTCTTATCAAATA